AAACACGTTCGCGGCGTCAAAATATCGATATATACATTCTGCACAAACTGCTCCAGCGCAGTCGCGATCATCGACGCATTTGCGGTAACGAGGCCTCCATTAACTGGCGACGCCGATCCGAATGAGCAGCTATAGTTCGTCGCACCGCTAGTGGTTGTTTGCGCCAAACCCATCTCAACTCGCCACGCAGAATACGGCACGTTGAGAGTGACCGATGTATTGGACAGTGCTGAAGTGAAGGTATTTGATGCGAGCGACGCAGTAGTAACGTGTCGGTCGCGTTGGAAGCCCTGCACGAACTGCGAGCTTCCGTTCGTCATCCAGACACTGGCAAGCGCCGTCTCCGTATATCCAGCAATCGGGTGCGCACCTGAATACGTTGTCGGCGCACCACCGGCAGGCTCTAGAGTCGCTATCAGACCCTTGGCGCCAGTTGTCGGATTGAGCGCCGCATAGATTGCGTACGAGGTGTTGGCTGCCAAGGCGCCAGTATCGAGGCCGTTAATGACGCCCGAGGTCGCGCCATTCAGCGTTGCATTGAGATTCGAGATCGTGCTTAGCTGGCCACCCGCGGTCGTACCGACCACGATGCTATCCGCCGTGTAGGTAAGCGACGTACCTGCCGCGGCGGCCAGGTTCGTACACCTGAGATTGCGCATCGAACCTATTGTGGCGGGTGCCGTGCTGGCGATCAGTGTCTGGATCGCGAGTAGCATCTGGTTCCACTTGGTTCGATCGGGCGTGATGCCGGCGCCGACGATGACGTTATAGACCTCGTCCTGCAGGGCGTTAAAGGCGTACGCAGGCCACAGCGTGGCCGCCACGTTAGTCGCCGGGTTCCCATCGGTCGCATACTGCGGCGTTCCCGTAGTGGGCGCCGTATCTGCCTGGGCAAGCGGAACTGAATTTGACGCGATTAGACGGTCCATTGGGCTTTAGGAGTACTTGAACAGAAGGGTTGTGTGGGCGGGGGCGAATCGTTGCAGCTCACACTGCAAAACGGTGTTTCCCCACGACGCGAAAGGCGTCCCGAATGAGCCGCCAAACTGAAGACTGTCGATCGTGAACGTCGGGGCATTCACCTGCCACGCAAAGGCCCATGCGGCGCCACCGAAAAGCGTTCCGAAGGCTTTGCCGAATCGCGACGGAACGAACTGGGTGACCGTGATCGCATAACCCAACGCCGCCGCTACCGCCGTGAAGTACGCGATCGACTGGCCACCTGTGGCCGTCAGCCTCGCGACTACCTGGGCGACGCGCTGCTCAGTACTGGGCGCGACACCCGCGCACGGATCGGGCAGCCCGAGCGTTTCTTCCCACTCTGGCAGCAACTCGAAAGTCGAGGGCGGAAAAGCATCGATCAGGAGATAGTTGGCCCGCGCCGTGAGCGCAGCGAAACACGGCGTGAATCCCGAAAGCACCGCAGTCTGCTGCGCGTCGGGATCGCGTGGCCAGACTCGGCCTCGAGGCAGGTGCGCCTGAAGCGCCTGAAGGTAGTTCGCGGGGCTGTAGTTCGGAGCTGGCATGGGTCAGCTCCACGTCACGTTGCCCACCACCGGCAGCTGACCCGTGCCGTTCGTGATGTTCGTATTCGCAGGATACGTGGTGGTCACGCCGCCAACAGTACTGGTAATCGATAAGATCAGGTATCCAGACGAGCCGGGAACAGACCCGATCGCTGAATTCACGTCCGATAGGTCGATCGTCCCGGCCGGCGCGCCTTCGCGCAGCATCAGATCATCGAGCGCGCCATCGATCGCCGCTTGCGTTGTCGTCGAACTCACGCCGCTGAAGTTAAAACCGATCTGGTTCTCTATCGGCGCGCAGGCATAGACAAGCGCCGTCACAGGCTGCTCGGTAATGATGGAGTTTGCGACCGTGAGCTGATCGCCGGTGGCCACCACATCGCGCGGCTCGCCGCCCGGCCCCTGATCGTATTGCGACACACCGTTTGTGCCTTGCGGGAAGCCGCCATGCGCGGTCTCCGCCTCATCCATCATGAAGTAGACAACGACCGTGCCCGCGCCGAAGCCGTTGGGCGAGCACCATGCGCGCGTGACGCCGGCGACGTCGGTCGCCCACTCGATATAGTCTTCCTGATCGCCGCCTTGCACCGGCGCCTGGAACGCGAGCATTACCCGATCGCGGAAATCGTCCTGTTCCTCCACGTCGGCGCCCGAGCTGGCGATCGCCGTCACGGCACCGCTTGACTGAATACCGGTGATGGCGGCCGCCAGTGATACAGACGTGCCTGAGTCACAGTTTCCGATGCTGCCCGCCGTGATGGCCTGGATATTGACCGTGACGGTCGTGCCAATCACCTCGGCGTCGGCCATCGTGACGTAGGCAAACCCGTCGGCCGTACGGTTCACCGCGGTACCGGCCGGCAGGTCCGTGTCGGCGGTTCCAGTGAACTGGACCGTCAACTCTGCCTGCGTCGCGGCCTTGAGATAGACGCTCTTCAGGGCGCCCCACCCCGCAAGAAATTCGTCGGTCGACGTGAACGGGACTGACTGCCTCGAGATCCAGTCGAGGTAGCCATATAGCCCGAAGATGAGCGCGGCTAGCGCCGACCCCACGATCTTCAGGACGGCTTTCTGCAGAAGGGAAACCGTCAGCCCGACCGCACTCGTGATGTCCGTCCAGATCTGCGTGCGCAGCGCGCTGAGAGTTGGTCTCGAAAACGGCATTAGTTCACCACGGGCCAAGCCCAGTTATAGGTCTGCAAGGCGGTGCCATCCGGCTGATACGCGGTGATGGCAATACCCAACATGTCCGACTGAATCCACTGCGTGACGACGACGAAGCTACCGACGACACCCGGTAAGCGTCTTGTCGGTAGGTGAGGTTCTACGGGAGAGCAACCACAGGCGGGAGCCGGTCGGCCCCGTCGGATCATCGACGTCGTCATCTCCCCACCAGCCCCGGCGATCGTTCGAACCGTCGGGGATTTCGTCATCGGGGGCTGCTTCGCGATCGCTGAAGAGGCTAAAAAGGAGCGCCGTCTCGAGGACATTGCCAGTCGCGATATCGCCGGCCAGCATCTGCCAGTCACCGCGTGCATTCGCGGTGTCCCAAACAATCGTGATGTCGCTCATTCAGGAACCGTCGGTGTGCCAGAGACAATCGTGCTGCTACCCGGTTGCACGTTGACCACTGGGTGGCCGTGCGCGTCGTACTTCTGACGGTCGGCCGCCATGCTTCTGCCGGTCGTGTTGCAGTTGTCGATGATGTCGCCAGTGCATTTCAGGAGCGGCGAGTCAATCAAGACCTCGGTGGCCGCATTGATCGTTACGGTCGTCGCGCCGTCGACCTCGACCGGTTGCCCATTGGCTTTAATGAAGATCCCACCGCTGGCGGTGAGATAGATCTGTTTGCCGTCCTGCGTGAAGATCATCGTTTCGCCCGGGTTGAGGCCGGTCGGCCTCGAGCCCTGATGGTTTGTACCGATCACCAGCCCGCTGCTGCGATCGCCGCCGACAAACACGATTGCGACGTCCGATCCCTCCGGCGGTACCGACGTAAAACCGAACTCGGCTATGCGCCGCAGGTTGTCGATCGTCTCGAGCGGATTGATCTGCACCTGCATCATCTGCACGACGCCGGCGTCGTTCACCGGCGCGCTGACGCGGCCGCGGCCCGCGAGCAGCAGAACGCGCCGCGCGAGGCGATCGATGTTCGCCTGCGTGCGGCCCAGAGTGCGATGGACCCCGCGGATCACTGCGTGGAAAGTATCCATTACGCGCCCGGCAATGCACTTGCGTCGACGAACAACGGCTGCAGCGCGACGGGCTCCGGAAGATAGGCCTTCGGATCCATGATCGTCAGCTCCGCGATCGTGCCTTCCTCTTCGTTCCGGATGTACGTCACCTCGCCGAGCAGCCACATCTCGTTCACTATCTTCAGCTTTGGCAACGTCACCGGCACGAGCGTATTAGGCGTCCAGAGTGTGCCGGCGGCGTCGCGCCAGTTGTCCGTCGTGACCGTTATTTCCGAAGCTCGCGCGATGCGCCTGTTCATCTCCCAGACTGCCCGTCGTTTCGCGAGGTCCGCATAGCCCTGCACGGCTTCGGCCACGATGTAGCGTTCGCGTACGCGTTGCACTCCTACGTCTTCGACCGTGACGATGACGTTCGCACCAACTCCGGCATCGTTGAACGTTTCGACGGATTGCGTGAAGACGGTGTACTTCGAGAAGCGTTGCGAGCCCGAGTACCGCACGCGCGCGCGCTGCACATTGATGCCCTCGGCGACGCCCCCGACGTGCTGGATCTGGTGGGCCTGCGTAAGCAGCAGGTTGCCGTCCGGTGTGTCATAGACGAGCAACTGGCTATACCGGCTGATGCGCTCGATGATGTCGTACGCGCTTTCGCCGATGAAGATGTTGAACTGCGGGATCGGAGGCAACTCGGCGATGTCGCACGCGACGGTGATGCCGTAGTGCGCCGCCAGCCTCGTCGCCACGTCGAGCGCCGACGTCCCGCTGATCTGGCCGCTCGGCCAGACCGCCGAGCAGTCGATAAGGTCCTGGCATTTGCCGCGGCCCGCTGCGGCGATCGAATGACTGTCGGCGTCGTACTCCGGCACATAGTCATCGATATAGCCGGTGATCACCGGATCCGGGCCAATCTGCAATTTGAACGGATCTCCCGGTTGAACGACCACCTCTTCCGTCTCGCCGGGATATGCCTCGGTCAGGCCTAAGCTGAAGTCAGACGGGCAGCGCTCAATGCCACGCGTGATGCGCACATCTGTCCATCCGCTGACAGCCTGCGCGCCAGCGGTCAAAACAATGTTGTCGTCCATCGGTCAGCTGGCCAGCGCCTGAAACGTCTGCGGCATGAAGAGCGGGTTCACGGGCTCGGTCTGCTGGATCAGTTGGTCCGAACGGCCCGCATCGCCATATATGCGGTGCGCGAGCACAAGTGCAGGAAGGGAGCCCGCAAACGACATGGTGACCAGCGGCGCCAGACTGGCGCCACGCGCCTGCAGGTCCCCCACGACCGCCCCGCGCAATGCGCGGAGCGCCGTGAAACTCGCGTCGTCTTCTGCGTCGCCTGCAGTCTCGATCTCTGCATCGAAAAGCGTCGTGACGTTCTCGAGCAGGTTCGTCGCGTCGTTATAGGATGACGGTTGATAGTTCGCACAAGCCTGTGCGACGCTCGCGAGCGCCGTACGACGGAAGAGCGACGCACAGCTCGACTGCATCGACGACATTGCAGCGCCTATCGGCGAGCTCGTGAACGAGTTGGTCGGCGAAAACGATGCGAGATCCGTCAGCAGGCGAATCGCGTCGGCCGGATCCGAAGCGGTCGCCGCAAGCGACGCGGCCAGCGCCTGCGCAGCAGCCGCCATAGCGGCTGTATCACTCGGATCCGCCGCAGCCGTCTGTAACGCTGCCCCCGCCGTTACCACAGCCGCTACGTTGACGGTGTCCTGCTCGAGCAGCTGCTCCGCGGTGGTTCCCACCGGCGCAGTCTGATTCGAGTCCATAAAGCCGCTGTTGCCACCGCCAAAGAAACGTCCGAAGTCCCCGGAGAGAGTCGAGACTGCGTTCACCACGCGCTCGACA